TTTACCTTTTAATATTTTAGCTGCGTATTTAAAACTGTTGTCCCCCTTGTCCATCGCAGTTGGAGTTCTATACATTTTCTTTGGCTCTACTTGTTCTTTACCTTCCATTAACTCCGCCAAACCCCTACCATAACCCTTTGTAGTTCTACCAGGTTCATTAGCCCTAGGAGTCGGATAAAACTTTTTTGATTGCGAGTCCGAACTCTCTTGCGATTTGTGGGACGATTGCGTTTCCAAGGGTTTTGATTCTGTTGGCTCTGTCTTTGTCCAATTCATAGGAAATCCCATTAGGAACTCCACAAAAATTGGATTCAATTTGCCACCAGGTTTGTTTTTTTTCATCCGTATCATATCCCCGATCACTGATGTTCTGTTTTTCTGACTCTTTGGAAATGTTAAATTCTTGCTGTCGTTTGTTGTTGGACTGTAATACATGTTTATCTCTCCTCTTCTTGCCATCGCCTCTAAACATTTCGACGCTTGACTGTCTCCTTTTAATCGATACTTCTGTTCTCCCGTCGTTGGTGTTGGTAACATTTTCTTTTTCTCCTTCTCCAGATACAGCATTGCGTCTGACAGTTTCGATCCGTACGTTATCCCTGATCCCTTCCTCCTCGACACGAAACCTCCAGACTTTGTCCTCTCCACCAAGTGGGACTGTTCTCCCCCCTCCTCGCAAACTCTCGTTGGTGTTGGATACATCTTCACCGCTAGTGGTAGAGGTGTCCCTCCTTGTTTGTACTTCTTCGTTCTTTCCGATGCTGAGTCTTGTGTTGGTGTTGGGTACATCTTCATCGTTTCTGGATCCACTTGTTCTCTCAAGTTCGATGGTTTCGTTCTGCCTTTTCTGTGACCCTCCATAATCTTTTTCGTCCCTGCAACGCTTCTCGGAGGCAAGTAATCCATTGTGTTGGGAGTGGCCCACAATCCAGACTCTGTACCTTTGGTGCCAAGCACCGATGCCTGAAGCTGGAATAAGGAAACATTGGACTTCGAAACCTTCACTTTCCAACTGGTCTTGCACCTGTCTGAGTACCATGCCGTTTTGGAGGTTAATAAGTCCTTGCACATTCTCCCCAATAACGAATTCGGGTTTGACCTCCCTAATGAGTCTAAGCATTTCTGGCCAGAGATAGCGGTTGTCGTTTGTTCCTTTTTGTTTTCCTGCAACGCTGAAGGGTTGGCAGGGAAATCCTCCAGTAATGACATCTGCTTCGTATTCTTTTCCTTTGACATTTTTTATATCCTCCTCGATTGGTATGTTAGGAAAGTTTTTTTGTAAAACTTTCTGACAATATTTGTCCATCTCAACAAATTTTACAGTTTCAAAAAATCCAGTAGAGTCTAAGCCCAAAGCAAATCCCCCTATGCCTGAAAATAAATCAAGAACTTTTAGTTTTCTTTCCATCTTTCAATTTTTTAATTTCTAATTCACAATAGTGTATTATTTTTTCTAAGTCTTGTATACCGTTTTTGTTTAAATAACGACAAACATATTTCACAACACATCCTTGAAAGAAAGATAAATCATTTTTTGAAATAAATTCATAGGGCTGTATGGTAAAATTTTTGTAGTGGGATCCTCCGATTTGCTTATCTTGTGGAAACGATTTATTGAATATATCTTTAGATGTCATAACCCCTTTCTGTTTTTGCATAAATTATATTTAGTTCTTTTTTAGCTCTAGTAACCCCTACATAAAACAATCTATGTTCATCATCAGGATTATCTAAATATTTGTAGTATGCTGCATTACTTAAATCAGTTAATAAAATTACATTATCTCTTTCATTACCTTTTACCCCATGAATAGTTGATATTTTAATCCTAGGATCTTTTGATAAATCTTCTCCATTTTTTATTAGTTTCTGTATTTTTCTAATCTCATCATCTCCCAAATCATCAAAAGCAATATACCATTCATCGTCTGTTTTTAAACCATATTTTTCTTTCAAAGTGTCTATGTCGTAAAAATTCTCTTTTGACATATGCTTCATTAACTTTAAATCAACATTCTTACTCATCTTATTGGTTATCTTTTTATAATCATTATAATGTATAGGGGTTCCCTCCTTTAATTTATTCCAATTTTCAATCAAAGAATATATGTTTTGAACTCTAGGGGTTGAGTTTCTACGTTGAAAGTAAAAACCATTTTGATCTAAGTAGTAGGCTATTTTTTCTAAGAATAAATTTGTCCTAGCTAATATTAACCATTCTCCTTTAGATAGATCTACCTTATCTATCTCCCAATAATAATTAACTTTTCCTAAATCTTCTTTAGGCACCCAATTTTTATCCACTCTGTTTTTAACTTTTTTAATGATATTGTTTGCTACATTAAATATATTTTTAGGAACCCTATAAGACTGCTGCAATATAACTTTTTCTCCTTCTAAATTAATAAAACTTTCAGCATCTGCACCATTCCATTTATAAATAGCTTGGTCATCGTCGCCTGCAATAATAGATCGTTTAGAACTTTTTTCTAATTTTTTAACTATATCCCATTGTATCAAACTTAAATCTTGTGCCTCATCTACAAATATAGCTTCAAACTTTGGACTTTCTCCCTTGTCTAAAAATTTTTCTAACATATCAATATAGTCAATTAATCCTTTTTGTTTTTTATATTGATGTAGTTCTTTGTTAATTATATCTAGTTTATCATAAGTAAGATTATAGCTGTAACCATTTTGATTATAGAGATCTAATGGAGATATTCTTTTGTTTCTAGCCAAACTAATCAAAGATATGTACGGATCCTTGGAGTGTAGTATACCTTCATGATCATGGTCATACCTAACGCCTTCAAACTCTATTTGAAGATCTCTACCTAGATCTTTATAATCTTTTTCTTGCATTACGTTTTCTTTTTTTAAACCTAGTATGTTAAAACAAAATGAGTGTAGAGTTCTAAAGTAAGGTAAGTCTTTCTCCGTTAAATTGAACTTATCCATAGCTCTATTTTTACCTTCTTGTGCACCGTTTCTAGAAAAAGTAAAATATCCTATCTTACTTGGTTCAACCTTTTCTAAAATCTTCTCTAGTTCATTCATTAAATAGTATGTCTTGCCTGTACCTGGTGGTCCGTAGATTATCTTTCTCATTAGTAGTTATCCTTGTTAAAAGTTTTTTGTTTATATGTTTGTATTTTTTTATCAAATCTAGCTACTACAAAAACAGAAAGCTTAGTTTTACCAACCCTTTTGGTAAAACAATGTAAGTAATCTTTTAACATTTGTGATGTTCTTTGATACTGCACTTTCCAATGTCTACGAGTAAGATATTGATGAAAAAAATTGTCGAATACAAAGTAATGATATTCATCTTTTGTATATGTCCCACCGTTTTTAAGATCTTCAAAGTCATCTTTCTTAACTCTATTCAAACAGTAGTCTTCTAAATAATTTTTTAATATGTCCTTGGTCCCTGTTCCCTCAGCAGGCTCCGTTATCTCAGCACCTTCTAAAAGAATATTTGTCTTTTGTTTCCATTCATTTGTCTTAAGTGTTGGTGGATTAAATCTAAGCTGCTTGACACATTCTTCTTGAAACAAGGCTTGATTAGTTAAATGTTTTGCTGAGTCTAGATATAGTCTATTTCCATCGACATTCATGTAATAATAAGGTTCTTCCAAATTAACAACTTGTAAATCAGTTAAACTAGGAAACATTATTTCTTGACCAATACCAAACTTTCTAGTTTTACATAATTTTTTATCACATAAACTACACATTGGTTGATCGTTACACTTATAACCCCAATCTTTTTTATCGTGTTGTTTAGTAATTATATTTACTTCAGTGTCTGACAATGGTTGTTCCATTGCACCTTCATTGAATATTACTAGCTTAGACTTCCAATTTTCTGGCCATTTAGATTTTGCATATACACCGTAATGAAATAAGGCATTATTTCTACCTCCTTCACCCACTCTGTTTTGCATCATTAATTCTATACATGGTGGTCCATCTGAATAAGGTGTTTCAGGTCTTTTTATTTTTAATTCTGATAATTGTTGTTCGGTAATTTTTGTTGTTTCATACAACTCAAAAAAGTTTAGAAGATTAACGGACTCAGCATTATTATTAAAGCAATATCTTACTGTATTATCGCCATTAAAATATGGCAAATTTAAAAAGTTTCCTGTATCATCTTTTGATTTCAATTCTCTTTGTTTTGGAAAAACTTCTGATCCACC